AAGCCTACAAAGAATTACAAGATTTAAGAATCAAAGGAGTAAGTTTTCAGGTAGATACAGGGGTTGGAGGAAGCAAAGGTGTTAGAGTTACAATTCAAGATCCAAATGTATCTAAAGCATTTTTTGGAGGTAAAAAAGCACTTTCTTTTACAGCAGATACTAAAGGCATAGAGCAAGCAAAAAATTTAGTCAAACAAGTAGCCATTAGTGAAGTGTATTCTGACAATGTTCTTCCATTTCAAACAGATGAGTACAAGAGAAAAATAAAAAGATTAAAAGCAGCACAATATAAATTAAAAGATCCTTTTCGTATTTATGAAAAACTTAGTGATTACAAGTCAGAAATTTTCCCTGAAGGGATGGCTAAAAAAATTCAAATACAACATGGCGATGCAAAATTTACTACACAAACTTTGAATAGGATGGGTTTAATAGATGCTGCAGCTAATATTTCACCTGCAGTCGAAAAAGCTGAAAGACTTCGTAACAACGCTTTAAAAATAGCCATGTCTACTTTAGATAATCCTAATTCTACTATTGCTGCTAAAAAAACTGCAGCTGAAAAATATAATTCTATTGCAAAAGGTTTAAGAGGACAATTAAAAGGAACAGAAGGTCAAGGGTTGGTTAATTTTCAATTACTAGAAGTAGATGATTCTGGTAATTACAAAAAATTAAAAGATATTTCTTTTGATCCTAAAAAAGGTTTAGTAGATTCAGATTTAGATTTGTCTAAGATTACAAAAGAACAGGCTGATGATCTTATTGCTAGAGGTAAAAAGAAACTCGATCTTGAAGCTGTAAAATTAAAAACAGGTGTAACAACAGCAGATCAATTACCTACACCAGAAAAAACTCAAACAAAAAATATGTTTAAAGACGCAACTAAAAGATTTGCTAAAATTCCAGGACTAAACGCAAAGATACCTTTAATAACAGATTTGTTTGAGATGGCTAGAGATATCCCTGGTGATTTAAAAAGAGCAAAATATTTATCTGCAGGTTTAAAGACTTTAGGTATTGCTGCAACACCATTAGTTGCTTACGATTCTGCTAAAGCATTTGGAGAAGGTAAACCAGTAATGGAAGCTTTGGAGCAAGGTTTTATTGGAATTGGTGGTATTAAAGATTATGTTAATTTATCTGATGAAGCAAAAGAAGCAAAAAATATTTTTTCACAACAAGAACGTACAAGAGAACTTAGTGATCAAGTTTTAGGAGGACCTTTAGGTTTTTATGGTGAACCTGATCAAGACGTAGCTCGTAAAAGAATGTTACAAACAAATCTTCCTAGTGAAACTTTTGATGCTGAAACATTAAATATGCAATCAGAAATTTCTGAACAAGAAGCTAAAAAAATATATAACCAGGATAAAAAAAGAGTGGCTGCAGAAAGGGCTGCTAATGAATCTACGATAGCTAACACTAGAAAAATAGCTATTACAAATTTAATGGATTTAATTAAAGGTACAAGATTTCAAGAACAGCCAATACCACAGGAGTTTATGGCAACAGGTGGTAGAGCTGGTTTTGCAGATGGACCTGATGATCCATCAAAAAGAAAATTTATAAAAATAGGTGCAGGTCTTATGTCACTTCCTTTTATTGGAAAATATTTCAAAGCTGGTGCACCAGTTGCAGAAAAAACAGTTGAAGTAATAAAAAGAGGTGCAGATGGTATCCCTGATTTTATATTTGATCTTATTACTAAAGTTAAATTAAAAGCTGAAACAACAGGAATGAAATTTTTTACAGGTAAAAGTTCAGATGAATTTGCTGACGTTGCTCAAGCAGATAATTTTGTGGTTACAACGCAAGGTAACAAAACAACAGTTAAACAAGTAGATGACAAAGGCGATATGGGTTATTCAGAAAAACAAATGGAATTAGAATATGACCCTGAAACCGGAGGCTATACTTACAATGAAGTAACAGCAAGACCTGATGGAGATGGCAAACTTAAAGATATAGAAGAATTTATTGACGACACAGATTTAGAAGATATGAAGAAATATACCTATGACGAATAAATACCCAAAGACATGGCTCCTGCCGCCTGAATCAGGACCCACGCCTCAAGGGTTGAATATTAACTATAATACTGTTAAGACAGTAAAACTGGAGAAAATAAAAAATGGCAGACAAGATAGACAAAGCCCTGACGCAAAGTCCAAGAGGCTCGGTAGAACTTCCTAGTCAAGAAGAGATACAAGAAACAGTAATTGAGACTCAAGAAGCAGCGGCACAGGCTCCAGGGCCTGTTGAAGTTAATGAACAAGAAGATGGATCAGTTGAAATAGACTTTGATCCAAACGCAGCATCACCAGAAGGCGGTGATGAACATTATGCAAACTTAGCAGAATTTTTACCAGAAGAAGTTTTAGGTGAGATAGGATCAGATCTTTCACAAAAATATCAAGATTATCAAATGGGTAGAAAAGAATGGGAACGTTCTTACACTCAAGGTTTAGATTTATTAGGTTTTAAATATGACATGAGAACAGAACCTTTTCAAGGAGCTAGTGGTGCAACTCACCCAGTTCTTGCAGAAGCTGTTACTCAGTTTCAAGCTTTAGCTTACAAAGAATTATTGCCAGCAGATGGACCAGTAAGAACTCAAGTTATTGGTGCACCTAACGAAGCAAAAACACAACAAGCACAACGTGTTGAAGATTTTATGAATTACGAGCTCATGGAAAAAATGAAAGACTATGAGCCCGACTTTGATCAACTGCTCTTTTATCTTCCTCTTGCAGGGTCAGCTTTTAAAAAAGTTTACTATGATGAACTTACGCAAAAAGCTACATCAAAGTTCGTACCGGCAGATGACTTAATCGTTCCGTATACAGCTACCTCATTAGACGATGCGGAAGCGATTATTCATCGGGTAAAAGTTTCTAAAAATGATTTAAGAAAACAACAAGTCAATGGTTTCTATTTAGATATAGAATTAGGTACACCTGGAGATACAGAAGACGATGTTGAGAAAAAAGAAAGAGAGTTAGAAGGACAAAGAAAAACACAAGATGATGATGTGTATACTTTATTAGAATGTCATGTTGATTTAGACATAGAAGGTTTTGAAGATGCAGATCAAGATGGTACTCCTTCTGGAATAAAAATTCCATACATTGTAACAATAGATAACTCTACAAGAAAAGTTTTATCAATAAGAAGAAACTATGAAATAGGTGATCTTAACAAAAGTAAGATTCCTTATTTTACTCACTTTAAATTTCTTCCAGGCCTAGGCTTTTACGGCTTCGGTTTAATCCACATGATTGGCGGTTTAA